TAAACCTGTCGATGCCGTGGCTCGAACCAGCCCAATCAAATCAACATTCGGGGCATCGAAACCAGTGGTCAAAACATTCACGTTCACTAAGCAGCGCAGTTTGCCATTCTTAAATCTTTCGATCTTCGATGCGCGATCTTTCTGGCTGTCTTCACCAGTTAAAACTTCAGCATTAATCATGTGATCGAAAAACGCATCTTCCAGCATATTCGCATGGTCAATGCCACTGGCAAAGATTAACCAGCTTTTACGGTCGGCTCCCAACGTAACAATTTCTTCAACCGTCTTACGCACCAACTCAGGATCAGATGCAGCAATAGCCAAATCACTCTCGACAAACTCACCACCTCGCTTCTTCACATTGGTCAGGTCGATCTGCTCCAAGCCACCCTTACTAATGACTGGGGCCAAGTATCCCTGATCCATAAGCATGGTAACAGGAATGTCATAAGCAATGCCATCAAAGATCGCACCTTCACCTTTGTGCAAGTATCCTGAACTCAAGCGGTATGGCGTGGCTGTCAGCCCAACAATCTTTACATCTGGATTGCACTGCTTCAGGTCATCGATAAACCGACCATAGCGTGTGGTCGTTTTGGGTGGCAGCATGTGCGCCTCATCAATGATCACCAAGTCTGGAGCTGGAACCATGTTAAAGGCTTGCTTGTAAATGCTCTGGATGCCGCCAAAGGTAATTGGCTTGGTCAGATCCTTCTCTTTTAAAGACGCGCTGTAGAAGCCAAACTCAGCCTCTGGGTACAGCTTCTTCAAGCCTGACGCCCCTTGCTCCAGCAGCTCCTTAACGTGCGCCAAAACCAGAACCCTAGTGTTTGGAAAGCTCATGGCGTCTTGGACCATCTTGGCAATGATCGCCGTTTTTCCAGATCCAGTCGGCGCAACGATCAGTGGGTTTTCCCCCATCTTTTGCGCCCAGTAATTGTACAGCCCATCAATGGCATCTTTCTGATAATCACGAAGTTCAAACGTCATTAGATACTCCTTTTTCAGCAGCCTTTCGCGCAGCTATCGCATCATTCAAATTAGAAAATGTACCCAGATTTGTTTTCTTGCCATTGATATTCATAGATGCCCTCCATTTATTTTTATCTTTCAAGAAACTAACTCCCTTAGTTCCAGAAGTGTTTGCTTTGCCTACGCCAGTGTTTGCAGATTGTTCTTTGGCTGTAGCTTCGCGGAGGTTTTCAATCCTATTATCGCATCCATCCCTGTTGATATGATCGACTGAATTTGGCCAAACTGGATAATATCCATGATGTAAAAAAAACGCCACACGATGCGCTAACAACGTTTTTGAAACCCCAAGATAAGACGCGCTTCCAATTAAATAAAAGCATGTCGATCTGACTGTTTTGGTTTTTCGGTTAAATGCCAATCTTCCACTGGTATCTTTATTGTATTTTGCAGCAGCTCCAGCCGCGCTTTTAAATGTGCTGCCTTCACCAGTGTCATAAAAATCTTCTGGCAAACGATCATTGGTGTAAATTAATCCTGTTTTAGAATCATACCGAAATAATCTTCGCATCAATTTTAAATCTTCCCACCAATTATTTTGCATTGACAATCCTCCCCAGAAAATCATTGGCATCTTTTTGGGCTGATAAAATATCATCTTTAGCAATAAAAAAAACATCAGCAGACATATTGCCAGAAACATTATTTGAAATTCGTTTCTTCATTTCTGGCCAATTTGAATGCAATCCATAAACACCAATAAGCCAACTTATAATGCAGCACATTTCCTCTGGGTGAATATCATCTGGCATGACAAATTCTATCGCGCCTAAAATTTCTAACATTTCTTCTGGATTTTTCATTTCATTCTTCCTTCAAATATTTCACGACTGTTTCCATTGTTGCGGAAAGTCTCACCAGTATCCAAGTCTTCATATTCAACCCAGTCATCACCAGCGTCAGTCATTTCCAAATCTTTCGGCATGATCTGTGGGATGTACAAATGATCATCACAAGTGACGGCAGGCTTGCCCAAAGCGCAGCTCCAAGTGCCATCCTTTTCTGGCGTCACATGGGCGCAAGTTCGGCAGCTTACTTCTGGAATCTTGCAGCCATGACAGATCGCCCAGTAGGGGCAAAACTTGCAGCGCCAATCGCTGGCATCACCTGAAATTTTATCTGGAGGCAAAGTCGAAAAGACAATTTTCTCAGCCTTATCGATCAGACCCTGTGCCTCTTTCTTGTTCAGCTTAATCCGCTCGCCATACATTTCATCTGTGTTTTTATTCACAGCAAAAAAGTAGCAGCGATCCAGCCCAGCCAAAAGCATACCAGTCTGGCACTGCGCCCAATAGATGGGCTTCGACTTTTCAACGCCCATGTTTCTGGTGGCCTTGAAATTTTTATCGTTCATCGTTTTGAACTCAAGCGTATGGGGATTTTTGCTTTCCTTAAAACCTTCCCCAACGCCATCCAGCGACAAGGCAAAGTGACCACCGCAAGCCTCAAACCTGACTTGCTTGCCAGTATCGGGATCTCGCTCCCAAACCGTCACGCCAACCGCACGAAGGTTCGACACAATGCGATCTTCTTCACGATCACCAGTCTCAAACAAACGCAAAAGACGCCCCTCGAAAAGAGGCGTCCACGCATGTCGAAACTGATACCACAGCGCACGGCTGCATTCATTGCCGATTTGACTGCCGCCAAGGTGAGGTCGATGCTCATTCTTTCGCTTGGCTTGGTAGTGTTTGTAAATGTCCTGAATAGTTTCAGGCGTTGCATATGCTTCAAGATCCATCAGGAAATCACTCCAATCAAAGCTAGGAAAATCACGACACCAGTGTGAACAACGATGTACTCAAGCATCATCCTTCACCCAGTTGTAATTGTACTTTTGAAAAACCTGATCCAGAATTTCAATGATGTCATCTGATGGCTTTTCATAGGCAACCTTCGATTTGTCCTTGTGATCGAAGTAATGCTTCAGGCTAATTTTGTGTGTTTTCATCTCACTCTCCTTCTGTTCATGTAATGGGGCGACACGCGCCCCATCCCAAAAACTGAACTCAGCGTTTCCAAGGTGGCGTTGCCGCACCATTCGCAGCCACAGGCTCTGCGGCCACAGCCACAGAAGCTGGAGATCCTGACGCAGCGTCATATCCCTTCACGTCATTCGACGCATCGTAGCCGTTTTCTGCTGGCCGCACGGCAACTTTCACCATCAATGGTTTGTCGCGCAGCTCCTCGCTGTTCTTTGGATTTGGCACATCGATTGATCGACAGATCGATGCCAGAGCGCGTTGAGCAATCTCAACAGCAGTCTGATTTGGATTGTTCAGGTTTAGGCGATCAAAGATTCGACGCCCCTGATATTGACCATCAATCACCTCAATGGTCAGCAACAAGTATGATCCTGTCATTGCCTTGGTCTGACGTTCTTCAGTGTCAATGATCGCACACTTGTACCAATCTGCTGGCAGTGGATCAAAAGAATTTGAAGGTTCGATATTCATCGCGTTAAAGCCGTTTAAGTCCATTTGAGTAAGCTCCTACTCTGCTAAAAATTGTTGAAAAGGATTGCCGCCATCGAAAGTAAACGGCAGTGGTTCGGTGATGTTGAACCGATTTTTGGTAACGCTCGACGCCTGTGGGAAGCACAGGATCTCACGTTCCCCAGTTGAGATGGCGCGTTTTTTCTCACCATCGCCTCTGGTAAATGTCTTCAGTCGGATAAGCCCAACCATATCGACATTATCTGTGTAATGCGGAATTGCCTTCTTATGCATCCGCACAGTGTATCGGGCAAATGGGTCCATGTCTGGCAGATCCAATGTCTCAGTATCTGCGTGACCAATAAAGACCACATTCATGCCATTGTCATAGGCCAGCGCACCAGCCCATTCACGCATCTGGCGATGCTTCTCAGCGGCTGTGCTGTACCCAGCGCCGTAGCCACCACCAGCTTGATTGATTGACTTCGCCTTTGGATCGGCAGCAACAATCTCGCTTTCGATCATCGTGGCCAATTGCGTAATGCTGTCAATGACCAGCGTCTTGAAGTCATGCTTTTCTGTGGCCAGCGCCTCAATCGCGCCAAGCACATCGTCGCTTGAATTTGCAATCGGAAACAAGCTGACTTCATCATTACCCTGCAAGCTGGCCGTGCCATCTTCAGTTCGAATGAACACAGGTTTCGGGAACATTGCAGCAAGGGTAGTTTTACCCATGCCGCCTTCGCCAAACAGTGTAGCAATTATTGGTCGCTGTCCTGTTGGCTTGGATAGTGATTTTAAATTAATGGCCATTTACTTGGCTCCTTTCTTTGGCCGTCCACGACCACGTTTTGAGGGTTCATCTTCTTGCTTAAAGCTGGACAAATAATGAAGACCCAATGCCTTCAGAAGTTTATCCTTCAAAGCTACAAGCCCACTATCGATAGGCTCTTGCTTTTTGTTTTGCGCTACCTCGCGCAGTCGAA